CTCAATTGACCTGTACGAAGTTTATCCAAAAACTATGAGTTCTGTAACATTAGATTATTCTGCTAAAGACGTTATGAAGTTTAACGTAACTATGCAGTACAGATACTGGATATCTTCTGGAAAAACTACACTACCAAATGATGCGATCGTAACTAATAATTCTATTGATTTGTTTTCTAAGAATTTCTCAGGATTTCAAGATGCATTTAGTAGAGGAGGTGCGTTGAATGGACAGAATAACGGTTTCTCTGGTCTCGGTAATGGAATCTCTATTGACCGTGGAATAATTAGCACACCTGGTTTATCTGCATAATGGCTGAGTTTGTAGCATTTTTTACAGTAAAGACAACTTTGTCTTTATTGCTGGCATTATTAATACTCATGGTAATCTTAACTATGATTGCTATGCACAGAAATCCGCATGATACTTTTGACATCAAAGATTTAGTTGGTACCGATGGGAAACTTGACGAAAAGAAATTTACAAGATTTGGTGCGTGGGTCGTATCAACTTGGGGATTCGTTTTTCTAATAGTTCACGATAAACTGTCAGAGTGGTATTTTATTGGTTACATGGGAGCATGGGTAGCTAATGCGATAGTTGACAAATATGTAAATAAACCGAAGGAATAACATGTATCAATATAAAGCAAAGGTTCTAAAAGTTCTTGATGGCGACACGGTTGACATTGATTTAGATTTAGGTTTCAATATCGTTCTGGCAAGCCAGCGTGTTCGTATGGCTGGCATAGACACACCAGAATCTAGAACTACTAACAACGAAGAAAAAGTTCGTGGACAACTATCTAAAAAGAAACTAGCTGAGAAACTTCCAGTCGGTTCTTGGGTAAGAATTGAAACTCAAAAATCTGACAGTAATGATGATAAGTTTGGACGTATTCTTGCTGTATTCATTATGGAAGACGGAACGAGTTTAAACCAGTGGATGATCGACAACAATTATGCAGTTCTCTATAATGGAGAAAATAAAGAATTGGTTCAGGAGATGCATCTTTATAATAAACAAAAACTAATTGAACGTGGTGAACTAACAAAATGAAAATTGATGATAACTTGTCAAAGGTGTTCGATGTTGAACCCTCTGATGTGAAGGAAATTGTGACTACAGCCGATGGCGAAATTATCCCAGATACTGGAAATAAAATTGATGTAGATTATGAAACGACACGTAAGAATCTACACATATTATTGGTGCAAGGACAAAGTGCATTACAAAGCGCATTAGATGTGGCGCAGTCGTCTGAGCATCCCAGGGCATTTGAGGTTGTTGGTAATCTAATGAAACAGCTGGCGGATGTAAACCAGCAACTACTAGATTTACATCGTCAGAAACAAAAGTTAGACGAACCATCTACTAAAGATGATCCAAAGAAAGTTACAAACAACGCAATTTTTGTGGGAAGTACAGCTGAGTTGAATAAACTGATTAAGAATATGACTAAAGGAGATTAATAATGGCATTGCCGATGAATGCGACACCAACTTATAGTATGATAATTCCCTCTACTGGGAAAACTGTTAAATTTAGACCATTCCTTATTAAAGAAGAAAAGGCACTACTAATTGCACAGCAATCAGAACAGATACCAGTAATGATTGATACGCTAAAGAATGTTATAATTAACTGCACTCTCGATAAGATCGACGCAGATTCTTTAGCAATTTTTGATATGGAATACATGTTCACTCAGATAAGAGCGAAATCTGTTGGTGAGAATGTAGAGTTGTTTTTAAAGTGTGATGAAGATCACGGCGAAGATAACAAGAAGGCAGTTGTTAAGTACAACCTAGATCTTAGTTCGATCGCTGTTACAAAAGATCCAGAGCATACCAATAAGATCGAATTATTTGGTGATGTTGGGGTGGTTATGAAGTATCCTTCGTTCAGCAGTTTACAAAAGTTAAAGAACTTAGATACGGATAACTTAGATGCCGTATTTGAAATAGTAGCTGAGTGTATAGAATACATCTATAACAATGACGAGATCTTCCACGCTGCAGAACAAAAACCAGAGGAATTGATGGAGTTCCTAAACAACCTGACTTCTGATCAGTTTGTAAAACTTCAAAGGTTCTTTAGTACTATGCCGAAGATTACAAAAGATATTGAGTATGGATGCCCAGTCTGCTCCAAGAGATTTAAAAAGACACTAGAAGGAATCGAAAGTTTTTTTTAATTAATCTTTGTCATGAAAGTTTGGCGAACTATTATAAAACAAATTTCGCCTTAATGCAATACCATAAGTATTCGCTAACGGAAATTGAGGAAATGTTACCGTTCGAAAGAGAAGTTTATGTTTTCATGTTAGTTAAGCATTTAGAAGATGAAAAACAACGGATAGAATCAAGAAAGAGAATGTAAAATGGCAGTTATAACTTCATCGCCAACACAATTCGGCAAACTTCTAGAGATCCAAAATAATTCTTTGGGTAACTTAGTTTCAATCAAAGAAAAACTAGAAAGCGGAAACTTACAAACGCTTAGTTCGGAATCTGCAGTTGCAGCTAATGAAGATCTAGTAAAAGTGCAGAAAGAGCAAGTAGCACAACTTCGAAAAGTTTTAGAGTTGAGGGATGAGGAAATAGAGTCGATAACAAAACTCTCTTCTGGTATGAAAACATTTGAAACATTTGCAGATAAATTAACCAAGAAAAAAGAAAGTCTTAAAGAAGGATTTAGCGGAGATAATATAAGAACATCGCTAATGAAGAAGTTCAATGCGTTTGGTTTATTGGATAAATCATTAGAAAGAGAATCTTTTATAAAACAACAGAAAGCAATTGATCCTTCTCTATCTAGAGATCAATTGAAAAAGAATTTTGAGGGTGCTTATAAAACATCGAAAGAAGTAAAAGCCAACGAAGCCCAACTACAAAAATTTAAAGCTGCAACTGGACTAAGTGACGAAGAACTAGCAAGAACGCAACAAGGCAAGGCATTGCTTGAAAAGAGAAAATCTCTTTCTTCTGATTATACCAAGTACGACGCAAAAGCAAAGATACTTGGCGGTGCTGATCTATCTGCACCTTCTGACGAAACATCTACTGAAGAACAATTGGTTGAAGAAAAGAAACTGATGGACGATCAGACCAATGTTCTAAAAACTATTGCAGAAAATACAGATCCAAAGAAACAAAAGATACCAGTTCCAACCAGTGACCAGAATAAACAAACAGAAGGCGACGCAGAAGCTGGTGGTATACTTGGCAAACTGAAAGGTTTGATGAAGGGTATTGGTGGGACTATAGCGAAACTTGGTGCAGGTGGATTAGGTGGAATCGCTGCCATGGGTGGAGCAGCTGCACTGATCGGTGGTTTGGCGTATCTTGGATTCAGAAAAGATAGTCAAATAGCAGAAACAAAAGATGAAGCAATCGTTAAAAAAGCAGAACTAGATGAAAAACTACAAAATAGTGCTGCTACAGTAGAGGAATCTGCTGGATCTGGTTTGTCAAAAGAAGATAAAATCTTCACAAAAGATCACAAAGGACTGGCTCAAGTTCAAGATGAAGCCGAGAAGATGAAGAATATGTCTGGTGAAGATAAAGTTTATAAACAGATAAAGGACTATGAGACCAACTTTAACGAAGGTGAGAAACTAACGGATAAACAATTAGAACAGTTTATGAAAACTGAAGAAGGCAAAAAAGCAGTCGCCAAATATAAAGGTGGTAGTAAAGTTAGTGCAGCTTCGCCAGCGACTCCAACACCAACGGATGATTTCTCTGGTACTAATGCTGATACAGCTGACTTATCTTCGAATCAAAGAAACCCAGATGTTTATGGTAAGTCTGCGGAAAACTTTGCTGGAAGGGGAGAGTCGTTCGGTGGAAATGATAACAGCACTACAGTTGTTAACGCACCAGTGAATAATACTACAAAACAAATTAATACAGTTCCAACACCAATACGTAATCAAGAAGCATCTGTCAATTCATACCTTCGCGACAGATACACATAAAAAATGGGGAGCCGAAACTCCCCATTCTCTTTAGCCTTCCTTGGCTATCTTTTCAAAATAAGACATAACATCATCGTCATCTTCATCAGAATCAACTGACTTCATAGTTGGTGCTGGTTTAGAAGAAATCTTTGGCGCAGCTGCCACTGGACGGTCTTCTTCTTCAGCAATACTTGCAGCAGATTTAGATACGTAGCTGTCACCAGATAAAACTTCCTCAAGTTTTTTCTTGAGTTCGTCATAAGACTTGAAGTTCTTACGGTCGACAAACTCAGACAGTTTATAACGCCCATTCAGTGCATTCTCAATTTCTTGATCTGTACCAATTGGTCCAGGTTCACTGAACACTGATTCGTCATAGTTAGCATAACCATCTTTCTTACGCATACGCAGTTTGAAGTTGGCACCAGCATCGAAGTCAAAGACATTGACTGGTTTCTCATCTTCAAATGTTGGACGTGCTTTATCCATAATCTTATCAAAGATTTTCTTGCCAAACTTAAACAGTTTGACCTTACCTTCATTCTCTGGATGCTTTGGATCGGAAACGATAAGAACATTAGCAATAAAACTTAGTTTACGCTTTTGTTTGCGAGCAATATCTTGATTGGCTTGAACGCCAGAGTTCCAGAGACGTGAGTTTAGTTCACCGACTGGATCGTTTTCGCCAAGAGTGGTCAAAGAGTTTTCGATATACCACTTACCTGTTGGTCCTTGAAAACCATGACTAAAAATCTTAACCCATGGAAGTTCGTCTTCGTCATGCTTAGGTAAGAAGCGAAGTGTTGCTGTGCCATTACCTGCCTTATCACCCTCTAACCGCCAGAAGCGATCATCGACGTAAGACTTTGTGTTACTTGTTTCGGGATTCGCAATCTTCTCAAACTCACCAGCGATTTTGCTGAAGTCCGAGTTGCGCATTTTACGTAGTGCTTGAATGTCCATTATATTTCCTTTCGTATAAACGTAGTATGAACGTGGTATTAATTAGTTTGTTTTTGTACTTCATCTATTTCAAGTTCTACAACTTCTTCTACTTCATAATTTTCTTCAACATAACTATTTAGCGTTTTCATACCGTGGGTTTTTCTTCCCATGGCATGTCTACTATGTTTTCCAGAACGCCCACTGGAAAAATCATCGTCAAATTTTTTCGCTTGACGAGTGTAAGTCTTACCCATGATTAATCTTTTAATTCGTCTACAAAGTTTTTGATAACAGATTCAATTTTCTTTTTATCGAACTTAATGAATCCACCCAATTTCTCTATCCTCCGTATATCAGTTTCCCAGAGCAGGAGCATAGAAGAATTTTGTTTCCAGTTCTCAAGAAGTTTCATGTAGCTGTCCATTATTGCAACAGATTCAATGGAGATTTGTTTTCCAAGGAACATCTTAAGTATACCTGGATACTGAATATTAGTAAAGTAAAATATCTGTTTCTCGCTCAGCTTTTCTTTGTGTTTGTACATAAGAATCCTGGAGCAATCATCTGAGAAGATCTTTGTGATCGATTGCTTGCGGCGAGTCCATTCCATAAGATTGTCCAAAGAATCCGAAAAGGAATCTAGGGAATACTCATTACTATATGCAAAATTTGCAACATAGAACTGAATCAAATCTTTATCGACTGGGAACTTTCTTGCAAGTTTCTCAAACAGATAAGAATCATTTCTGGCATTAAATGCTTCACGTGTACCTTTGACATTTCCTCGGTTCTTAAACACATCGAAACCGTCTTTCGTGAAATGCAGTTTAATAGCCATGTAATACTTATAGGCTTTAAATCCGTCCATTATGCATCAAGTTGTGCTTGTTTAGGTAAGTAATTAAGTTCTCTAAAATCCATCTCGATTTTATCTTTGAGCGATTTAGTTATATATCTGGCTACATCATCTGGCTCAAGATAGTTCTCTCGGCAGTATTCTAAGACAGCATCCATGTAAGATGTTCTCTTTTCTGCTACTATTTTTTCTATGTATAACGAAAATTCGTTTGCGCTTTTAAACATTTTTGATCTATGTAAAATTTGGTTCGGTTAATAGTATTCTCTACATTTTGATACTCTTTGAGTTTCTGTTTGTAGAGTTTCCAGACTGGGCTCGCATCAACATCGTCATCTGCATCCAACTCATACGCAGATAGAAACATACTGAAGAACTTGTCCAGTTTCATCTTTTCGATAATCTTCTTATCTCTAAGATCCTCTAGTTCTCGCATGGTATAATCACTTAGGTTAATCATTGGAAATTACTTTCTTATCATAAAATGCTAAATCTAAATTAAGTCTTTCATTCTCATCGTGTACACGTTTGTACAGTTGATGTGCATCGGATAGTTTTTCTTTCATACATTGCATTTCTTTATAGTGCTGCTGCTTAAGCAGTTCTATTCTTGTTGATAGTTCAACGCAATGCTGACAGAATTCTGACATATTACCTCCTCATCTTGGCGATATCGACCGCCTCTTCGTCAGTAAAGATAGGTACGGCATTTGATTTGTGCAAAGTGCCGATACCTTTCATGGCAGTACCAGTATACATCTGTTGTTCTTTTTTAGTACATGGTCCACCTGTGAATGGCAAACTTGGGATATTAGGCGTCTCCCGACGAGCAGGTTTCCCAAGAAAACATGCATCGGCACTCATCGAAACTGATTTCTTAGAGGTCTTCGGTGCATGTTTTTTAACCATCAGTTCCCAGTCTGCTTGCAACTCTCGCTGCTTTGCATTGGGTTTACGTTTCTTCGACTTGCCAACAGTAGTATAAAGTAACATAGTATATTCCTTCATCAAGTACATAACTCAATTATACCCTATTTCTGAATTAAAGTAAACCCCCTGGAGACCCTTATTTTTCCTTCCTCGAGGAGGTGGTTGGAGTGTTTCCATGAGTTGCAGCGTAAACCGAGCATACAATGTCCGACTCAGACTTGTAGGCACATCTTACAGCAATCGGGTCAATACCTTTTGCAATAGCATTATCAATGTTGGTCTTCATGCTTGCATCTTTGTGTACATAATACCATGCAAGAGATATAATACATGAAACTAATACAACTGAAATTGAAATAAACAAAGCAAGTTCTCTCATCATAATCTCCTTAATTTTACCAAGATCCATCATCGACACTCCCTCTTATCCATAGCGGTCCAACAGAAATAAAAAAGCCATGAATATGTGGATTCAAATCATCTGGTTGCATTGTTGTGAAACGAAAATCCCAATGGACAGGATTTACTACAATCCCTATCCAAAGTCCTGAGTATTTTAAATAGTTACTTAAGATCCTTAACATCGTCGCAGATTCCTAACTTTTTTGCTTCTGGCGCAGACAACCAAACGTCTTGCGGTGGCAAAAGCAATTCTCTTATCTTTGCTTCTGATAAACCAGTACACTTCTTGTAATGCGCAATCATCTTTTTGGTTGTCAAATCATACTCTTTAACTTGCGCAAACAATTCGTGCTCTTTACCGAAAGCACCCCACGAATACTGGTGAGAAAGAATAGAAGTATTCGGTGTAAGAATACGTTGTCCCTTCGTACCAGAAATAAACAATAGTAATCCAGCTGAGGCAATTTGACCAAGACCAATTGTTCTAATTGGGATTGATGAACCTCGCATAGTATCTATCAAAGCGAATGTAGCATTTAAATCTCCACCTGGAGAACAGATAACCAGATTTAACATATCAGGAAGTTCTTCCTGAAAGTTCATATCAAGAACCCACTCAACGGCTGGTTTGCAACTCGCCAACGTGATATCTTCCATTAAAAGATAAAACGAATGACGTGAATCTTTACCTGACTTCAGTTGAATATTTAATTTATCTAACATCATCAATTCTTTTCTTTATAAAAAATGTGTCTTCCAATAACAACTGTTTTTTCAAGACCACGCCAGCGTGGATTAACATAATCTGCATGATAAAACAGTGCTCCATTAGTAAAATCAGCCATTCGTTCGTAATTAGCATAGACATGAAGAGCTATATCCTTCGCTTGCTCATACAGATCTTGACTTCTTACAGAAGGCATTTTACAATACCACGTAAACTGACACGTATGGTTAGTCTTTTGTTTAACCACACCGCAGATATCTTTTGGATATCGTTCGTCATATACTCTGTTAAGAGTAACTAATCCCACAGCAATCTTGCCATCACGTGGCTCGGTTGCTGCTTCGTGATAAATGTTTGCAGCCAGACAATCAATTTGTCGCTGCGCGTCTCTAGTTAGTTGACTATATTCAACTTGTAATAATTTAGATGGCATATACTGAGTCATTGCTAGTGATACTGCCACTGGTATCGCTGCAAGTATTAATGAAAGAATTATTAATTTTGATCGCATATCGATCTCCTTAATTAGGTGGGTGTGAACCCACCAATCCAATCAAAGGGACTTTTTGCTAGTCTTTTCTATTGTAGTTTGTTGGATGTTTGAAACAAATCCGTTTAGAGTTTGCGCTTTCGCGATAACATCGGATTCAGAAGGGTATGGAGGGAAACCAGGATGATCTGGCATTTCACCGCCATTTATTTTGGCTAGGTCTACTCGCATAGACCATTCGTTAGTGATACGTTCACGATGAGCATAATAATCTTGTTCTAACATTTCCTTCGCCATTTTTAGTAGTTCAAGGCGAATCTCGAACGGTGTCAAGTTTGACATTTACTTCTCCTTTTGTGTGATGTGTGTAAATGGTAGTTTTGTAGGGTTCTACCAACCCTCTGTGTAATATTATTTAGGCAATATTATTTCTTTGCTTCTTCTTTCTTAGCTGGTGCTTTTGGTGTTGGCTTGTCACCCTTTGGTGCTGGTGGGCACTTACCATCTTTATCCTTCTTCACACAGTTTTGTTCTGCGGCTGCTGCTGGCTTTGCATCTTTCTTTGCTGGCTCAGCTGCAAAAGAAACTGTTGCTATTGTCATTAATGCTGCGGCTAATACTGTCTTCATTTTATTTCCTTTTATAAAAGTTAAGTTAACATCTAACATCAGTTCGTCACTATCATCACAGTACAAGATACCTATGGGTATCGGTTGCTGTTGTGTAGCAAAGACTTACTAATTCGTGGTAGGTTATTCTGTTACGAGGAAACCTACCGAAACCCTAAGCAGTGTTTAGGCTGCTAATGCGAACTGTTCGTCGTTTGCGTTTACGTTGTTTACTTTTAACGACTCTCTGTGTCGGGTAGCCTTTAGAGATACTTTACTGTCAATCGATTTCCTGTTCACCCCCATCAGAAACATACTATTCTTGATTTAATCAAGTGCCTTCGTTAGGGTCTGCAACAGTATGTTTTTGGTGGAGGTGGGGGCATCGAAGCCCCGTCTTGTCCAGATTTCTTTCTATCAGTTTACTACCATTATTCTACCTCTTACCAAATTTAATGAAATAATTTCAATAGAATTTGGATTAAGATAGTAATTCTTCACCCCATCATTCCACCACTGTTTACCTGCGGTCGAATGATTTTTCTTTTTATTTCTATTTTTGAATTCTTGCGTAGTTATCCAACCATCGGGAATCATGTTAGCATTATATGCTTTCCTGTTCGAACAATCAGTAGCATTGTTTTCAACACACCAAACTTTTCCATAATTTGAGTTTTTATTCCCTTGCTGATGCTTTATTTTAGCAAAAGTGTTTTTTCGTTTTTGCTTTGCTTCTGGAGTATTTGCTAAAATGGCAACCTGTTTTCTAAACTCATCATTAATTGAGAAATTGTTAATACTTTTTCTACCAGCCCAAGGATGTCCAAATTGTTTTAATCTTTCTTTCGCAGCCTCGCTTTGTACCATTCTAATTAGTTCTTCACGGGGAATCATCTTACTCAATCCTTGCCATGCAAGATAATCCTGCCAATGTCCGTATTCCTCAAATAATTTCCTATGGGCTTCTGCATGCTCCTCGATGCTTAATTTTATTAAGTTATCAGGATCATCAGTACCGCCCATATGTTTTGGAATAATGTGATGTAAGTGACTCATAAATTCTCCTTACACCTATTTATATTAGTTCGAAACTCAGAATTGAACCTTCGTCTACAATTCTTTAATTATACGTTGTATTTATTTAAATGTCAAACATTTTTCTATAGGAATCTCGCAACTCTACAAAGTCGCCAATCCAAGAATCTCGTTTCTCATTAAAGACGATGGGTTCTTCGTCATCGACACCCATGATGATTACCAGTCTCGAAACTGGAATCTTAACCAGTTCCTCAAATGCCACGGCATACGCAGAACATTGCATAAAGTAATTCTTAATGTCCTCGCGTCGTTTAACTCTCTTGCTTGTTTTAAAATCTATAACGCATAGTTTACCTTCATACTCTGCAATACAATCAACTGTTCCTGCAACTTCTAAATGATCAGAGTACAACGGTGTCTCTAGTGCATGTATATTATCTATTTTGTCGACAATAGGTTGTATGGATTTCCACATGTCATAGTCAAATGGATCTGGTTCAACAAGGGTTCCACGGAGATAGTTTTCACACAAGGTGTGCATTGCGGTTCCTCGACGTGCGGCTCTGGAGGAGATTCTATTGGCTTCTTCTTCACCGACTCGTTGGCGCCACTCCATAATTGCTTGTTTCCCAAGTAACGATGTAACGGTAGTGACTGATGGATATGATTTACCCGATGGCGTAGAGTACACTCGCTTACCATCGGGTCCAGTCTTACGTTCAAGTTTGGGTATATCATGATGTATAAAGTTTTTCATTATCCGTGCAATAAATGTATCGCCTCGTTGTAGTGTTTAATTCTATCCTCAAGACCAATGAAGCCACCATTGATCTTGCGTGTCATTGTTTTAATATCGCCAGCATCTGCTTCGCGATTTAGTTTGTTCTTATTCCAAAACCAAATAGCAGACATAAGCGCAAATTCGCGATCGGCATTTACCCAGTCAGGATTCTGAAAGAGATTCTCCCAATCTTCAAACATTTCTTTAGCGAATGCCATGTAGTTTGATTTTCCAGTTAATTGAATTGGTCCGCGCCCACGATACAACCAACCATCGCCAGAATCTTCTGGTCCATTGCCCATACGATTAGCGTAAACACGATTAGCGATCTTCATTGGTTGTCTTGCGTATTGATTAGCGAGATCTTCTGTTGGGAAATACTTCTTGAAGATACCCATCAATCCTTTTGCTGAATAATTAAGATTCTCTTCAAATACTGTCCAACCACCAGACTCATGTCCACACTGCGCTACGAAAGCAGCAATACGCTGTGGTGTATTAATCTCATATGTTGGAAATACATTGTTCATTGAATTAGCCCACGACTGTGGATCTTGCGCTCTTGGAAATAGGTGAGCGAATTGTTCTCCTGTAATCATTTGGTTCCCTCGTTAATGTCTTCGTATTTTAATTTAGCCAAGATGTAATCCTTAACCAAAGAACTTCTCACGATATCATCAACGGTAAATTCTACTCTAGTAAAAGCACCCATATGCTGAGCAATGTCAAAAAATTTCAGCAAGCCAGACTTATCATTGTTCTTACGTAAGTCTGTTTGGCGATAGTCACCACACCATATAATCTTTGAGCGATAACCGACACGTGTCATTACCGTATCGATCTCTTCAAAGTTCATGTTCTGCATTTCATCTACAATAATAATAGCGTCGTCAAAAGACATACCCCTAATAAACGACGTAGAAATAAATTGAATGAATCCTTGTTCTTCAAGTCTATCCCAAGCATCTCTTCTACCAAATAATGTTTCACAAATTTGCCTATATGGTTGTTGATAGATTTCCATCTTCTCTGCCACATCTCCAGGTAGATGACCGATCTCCCTTGATTGAACAGCAGAACGAACTACAATTATTTTGTTGAATGGATTGTTTTTGTCAAGGACTTCTTCTATTGCTTTATACAGAGCAATAAAAGTTTTACCAGTTCCTGCTACTCCATGTAATGCTACGAAGTAATCTCCACGTTTATATGCATCAAAGAATATTTTTTGATTTTCTGTTAACGGATCAAATGTCTTTAGATCATCTAACCTAAGTTTAAGATGATTCGTTGGTGTTCTTCTTTGATTGATTGGCTCACTGGATTCATTGTCTACAACTTTTAGTGCTGCATTTGGTTTACGAGCCATGCAAACTCCCTAGTTGTTATAATTGTGATGATGATTTATTTAATTGACTTCCTGGAGTTTTTTCGTGGATTCTTTGTAGCACCTCCTTAAATCCTGAGTCATATTTTCTTGACGCAGAGAGTTTGGTTGGGTCACCGAGCATTGGAGCAGAGATGACAGTTTCCAGATGCGGATTGGCTTCTCGATAGGAGTCGAGCTCAGCGATCTTCATGACAACTTCAGTCAGTTCACCAGTTTCTTTATTTTTAAAGGTATATGTAGGCATAATTGTATTTATAAGGGAATCATCTTGAATTTTACTTTATTTTTCTCCGTAATGGCGATCGCTTTGTGATCTCGGTTACGCCACTCTTTTACATACCACTCTGGGATCGGTCTATTTGTCCAAACGGCGAATGGTTGTTTGTCATTTATGTAATAATTATGATATGCCTGGATAGAATTGTTTGGAACTTTATACTGATCAGGCATACACTGTGGCATTGGTGTTGCATCATCGTTTGTAATTTTGCATGGAGGAGAAGTCAAGAACGGAATTAGTTTTTCCGCAACATGATTCTTTCCATAACGGAATGTATACTCCTTCATCAGATCTCGCCACAAATTATACAGCCACAAGTAATTATCTAGCGATTGACGACACCAGATACCTGATGGGTGTTTCATGTGTGATGCAAGATATAGATTATTCTCACGATCGTCATCTAATTTCCATCTCATGGCTTTGCGACCAGAAATAGACTTACCCTCATACTCATATCCATCAAGGAGACGATGAGCAGTTGAGAGAAGTTGTGCGTATTCCAGAATCATCTTGACGACGTGCTTGTCAAGATGTTGTTTTGCACATTCTTTAGTGTCTTCGTGTAGATAAAAGATATTCACTTTATCATTTTCCAAAAATTAAATGCCATTGAAACTCTATCTCCGTCACCTTCATTGGGTAATACTCTATGCATGAGATCATCTGGGAATACAATGAGTAAACCAGGATATGGATAAATTATTTCTCGTTTGTGTTTAGTCTTAAATTCTATGGCGCCACAGTTCGGTGGTGTTTGCAAATATAAAACTCCACACAATGCATCTTCTTCACCGCGATCGTGATCGTGCCATTCGTTGTAATTGTCGCCAGTGTTTATATTATACCAGTAAGTCAATTCTCCGTCAAATTTAATTTTGGATTTGACTTCATCAACTGTTGCTTCTGCCCAAGGAAAAGACTTTCTGTTACATCTTTCGCTTTGCCAGCCACCAACATTGCTTCGCTTAACGCAGTCTGCAATACCTTTTAGACGCAGAACATTGTAAACAAAATCTTCAGTTATTGTAACTTGGTGCTTCTTTAGGTTCACATCAGCATCCTAATCAAGCCAACAGTATCAATAGTTGTAAGGAGAATATAATTAGCCAACATGCCAAAAGATCTCCGTGTAAACGCTGCCCAAGCATACAAAGAACAGCCAGTGATCCAGATAGGATAAAGTATAAGAAGGGGAGGGGATGGTACAGTAAGAGCCATAGTAAGAGCACAGCCGATACTAATAGCCCAAGCCAGAATTTCCACAGCAAAACGCAATCTATTCGACTGCCAATCATCTTTAATCCATGAAAAAGTTTTGTATAGTGCATCATTCATAAACTCATCGCTTTAATTTGTAAAATTTTAGTGTCGAGAATCGATATAGTACTTCGTGCATCCTTGTGAAGGATACCAACTCCACCTTTTTCAACAAAAGGGTCGACACAACCTGGTGAATCATCAATTAAAATTGATGTTTTTGATGCAAATTTCGCTTTTTCAGGTTTTGATCGAACAAAATTCGCATGATAGTGAATATTATGTGCTCTTAGCCAGTTTAATTTCTGTTTTTTCGCCTCCTCACTCTGAAATGGATTGTTGGTACCGAGTG